CAGCAGTCAGATCATCCTGGCGTCGCTGGAGCAGCGCCTGCAGGTCGTCAGCTGCGCTGTAGTTGAACGGGAAGCCGACAGCCTCCATGTCGTAGCAGACTTTGGCGAACCTGTGCTCGAGGTCGACTGCGGCGGGTGACAGCTTGAGCTTGTCGATCTGGTTGAACAGACGCACCGTGACGCGCACGTCCTGCATACAGTAGTGCTCGAGCTCCTCCGACCAGCCGTCTTTCCAGTCACCAGTAAACTCACCCTTCGGAAAGCCGAGGCGGATGCCGTGTGCGCCAAGAGAGTGTGAGCCATTGAACATCCGCTTACCGTGCGCACGTAGGCCGACCTTGCCGAAGCGGGCATAGTCCTGTTCCCGCAGGTCGGGCCACGCTATCCGACTCAGTACAAGCGTGTCGCGCACGAGCGGTGGTGACCACCACGGATACAGCTTCTGGATCGCCGGAATGTCGAAGGCGATGCCGTTGTGTGCGACAACCATCTCAGCATCAGCGAGCCGACGCAGGCCGACGACTACGTCAGCGGGCTTGTATGCAGTCTCTTCGCCTGTCTCTAGGTCGATCATACACAGCGACGTGATTGTCGTCAGCTCGGGGATCAGCCCGTCAGTCTCGATGTCGAAGGCGTAGCTGTTCACACGTATGACTCCGGCACCAGATCAGCACGGTAGTAGCGCAGGCGCCGCGGGCCAGGACGTGGCTCAGGTGCCATCGGTACGCCGACAATCTCGCAACCGGCTTCGCTCAGCCGCCGCACGTAGTCACAGCTGCGGTTACCGAGAGCCCGCATGTCACGGGCAGTGAGGCCGACACCTAAATCAAGAAGGTACTTTGCCGCTAGCATCCAAGGGAACGACGGCGCGCTGGCATCGATCCGGCGTATAGTGTCGCGCACTGTCTGGTACGCTGCAGCCCACTTGGTATCGCGGTCAGCCCGGACGATCATCCATTCAGCGAGCTCGTACAGGTGATCAAAAGTCAGATCGGAAGGTGTCGTGTCGTTCTTCCAAGCAGCCGGTCTCTCTGTTGAAATATATAGATCCTGCGTCATGGCTCGTCTCTCCGGTGTACCTGTTCTTCATAATGTTCACACGCACGGTGTTGGGGATTGGCTCTTTGTTCTCGTCGAAGGCGCGCTCGAGGCCGATCACTGCATCGCTCAGCGCAGCCGGCGCACCGGAGCCACGTATGTCGCTCAAGCTCAGACTAGCTGTGCCTGTGCTGTGGTCCCCGGTGGACGGCTTGCGGGTGTGTGCAACCATGATCACACCCGTGCCTGTTCGCTCGACAATCTTAGATCGAATATCTGTGCAGATGGCGTCGATGATTCGGCGCTCGTCCAAGTGCTGCTGGTTCATGCCCAGCGTCGTTGCCATCGTGATGTGGTCGAGGATGATGTAGTCACACTTACAGCCGGCAGCGAGCCAGCTGAGTCGGGCAAGCAGGCCCTCGGCGTCGGTGCTGCCGAAATGATCGTAGAGCCATAGGTTGCCATCCTTGGCTAGGTTGCGCAGTGCCTCTTTCTGGTCGTCGATGGACATGCACTTGGCATCCATGATCAGCGGCTTCGACACACTCATGCCGATCAGAGCCCGCAGTGTGCGCCGGTTGGACTCCTCGAGCATGACCATACCGACACGCTGACCGTGCTGCTTGAGCAGATGCAGCGCCAGTGTCCGACACAGCGTGCTCTTGCCGACGCCAGTGCCGGCAGTCACCGTGATCAGCTCCTTGCGCATGCCACGCAGCATGTCCTGCAGCGCAGCGAACGGGAAAGCGAGGCCGTCGTCGTCAGCCTCGTCGAGCAAGTGCTCGAGCTCGGAGGCACTGTAGATCCCGCTGGGTCGCCACGAGGGTGCAGCGTCAATGAGATCGGCCAGGGTACGGCTGTCGTCGTGGACATAGACGTCGCTGGCATCTTTGCGGCCGGTCGGCCACGACACACAGCGCACGTCGATGTCACGGTGGCTCATGCACAGGCTACTGCACAGGATCTCCGCTGCCCGCTGGCCTTGCTCGTCACCGTCGACCGCAACGATCACAGTGTTGAACGACGTCAGGTACGACCAGCTGATCTCGTCGGCCAGTACCTTCTCAGCAGACTGCGCGCCGCCGGGAAGGCTGACAGCGTGCAGCTTGGTGGCTGCCCGAACAGTGATTGCGTCGAGCTCACCTTCGGTCACGACAATCTTGTCGTGGTGTGCGTTCGGCTTGGGCACGACGTGCCGGCCATACAGCCCTGAGGTAACGGGCTGGCCCTGCCACCAGAAGCGCTTGTCGGGCGTACGAACCTTCGTCCCGGTCCACTGTCCGACGTGATCGTAGTAGTGGGCCAAGTGGTTACTGTCGGCGTCGACCTCATACTGGTACTTCTTGAGAGTAGCGAGGTCTGTCAGTCCTCGGTCTCGGAGGGCTTGGACTTGTCCCTTCGGCCTTTTCGACTGTACCGCAGCTTGCTGGGCACCACGCGCTTGTGCAGGTGGCGAGAGCGGAGGGACTTGGCCAGTGGATTGCGCTTCGTCTTTGGAGGCGGGTCGGCTTGTGTCGCAGCTGAAGCAAAAGCGCGAACCGTCTGAACGCACAGCTGCAGCATCGCGACTGCCGCATAGGTCACACTCGATATGTGTCTCGACAAACTCGTGCTCATGTCCACTCATGATTATCCTGTCAGCCAGCTGTCGGGCACAGTGCCGTGGCACCAGCGGAACCCATGCTTGTCGGCCCACTCCCGGCAGGTTTTCTTGGTTTTTCCTGCGCGGGCGTTGGGCGACTGAAAGATGAATCGGATGTCCATGTCCGTCTGTCGTTTCAACAGAACATGTTTAGCCATCGCGTCACCGTCGAGCCGGCCCTTGGCCTCGCACAGGATGGTGTGGCCGTCGGGCCTGACGATCACGAAGTCGGGGTTGTAGACGTGGTTGGTTGCCGGCTTGATGTACGACACCCGATCACACGGGCGCTCGTACCGGAACGTGATGCCACGACTGCAGAGATCCTCGCAGATCCGCTCCTCAAGACGGGACCGGAACGCTTTGATCTTCCCTTCCTGATCGCACAGGCCCTTCGGGTTAAAACTCCGCCGCGCTTGATACCTCAAGATCGGCACCTCCGTTGTCGTAGACGAACCCATCCTCGACATCGAAGCCGGGGCCGCTCTCGACACCTTCACTGAGCTCCAAGACCTGCACCTCTTTGACTTGGTGCTGCATGAAGTGCGTGCCGTTCTTCTCAGTCGCACGCATGTTGATCTTCACGTTAAGCCGGGAGCCCATGCGGATGATCAAGCGCTCGGTGATCAGGTTAAGCTTCGTGTCCCAGATCTTCGGGGTCGACCAGTCGGCGACACGTTTGGTGTCGAGCTTGATCACCGTGTGAGGCTCACCCCAAAGGTCACGTTCGAAGATGTACTTGGACATGTCGCTGCCCCAGCTGGTGTGCAGCTCACGGATCTGCGGACCATACTCCTCCTCGAAGCGAGCGGTCGGTACTGCTACTGCGACCTTGTAGTGATCGTATTTGGCCTCTTGCAGGTCGGTGAAGCAGCTGTCCTCGGCGCTGTTGTACGTGCGTACGTTGCGCAGGGTCATCATGTGGCTGTCGTTAATGGACTGAAACTGTTTTAGCGAGGTCATCGTGTATGCTTTCGTAGTAGTCAGCCAAGAGTCGGAACAGGCTGAACAGTTCATCGGGGTCGAGGGCGACAATCAGCGCTTGGTCGATCGCGTCCTCAAAGTCTTCGTAGGTTTTGCTCTGTTGCAGAGCGGGGATGATGGCTTCGGTGTAGAGGTGGAGCTCGCCGTCAGCGATCCGACCGAGCAGGTCGGGGCTTAGTTCGAGGAGCTCTACGCTTAGGGCTTCGTGGCTTGGCAGGGGGTGGTTCATTGTCGTCCTTTGGAGAAGGCGACGGCGCAGGCTTGGGTGCCTCGACAAACTCACCACACCAGTAGCCAGGGTAGACCGCCGCTGACTCTGGGAAGCGGTGACAGTTGTGTCGAACGAATGCGCCGGGACCGGCCTGTGTCATGCGGTAGAACATGCAGGAACTGCACGCTCGATCAGCTGAAGAAGTAGTCACTGGCTCGGACCTCCTCGATGTTAAAGTTGCCCCGTTGTGGTGGCTCGGGGATCTGTGCGCCGGGGAGCTGTGCCGCAAAATTCTCAGCCAAGTCGGCGAGAATGTCGGGCGTGTACGTCTCCACGAAGGCGCTCTTGAGTGGGCCGTCAGGTGCCAGCAGCGCATTGCGTGCGTTGACGTGGACACCGAAACTGTCGTGGATGGCGACCCAGTTTGTGATGGGGTCCGCCGCCTTGCGCCCTAGGTCGATCGTCTTGCAGAGGATCGAGGCGTCGAGAGAGTGGATCAGGTTCGGCGCGATGCTGTTCATCATGCGCGCCCGCGCAAGCTGATCTGTCTGGCGGCGGAGCTGGGGGCTGTAGATAGCCCCGTTGAAGGCTGTCGATATCCGGTAGGGTTCACTATGCCACTCGGCCTGCTTCACAGGCGCACCCGTGGGAGTGACCCAGCCTAGGGGAGTGTTGGACTCGACAGCCAAAGCAGCGACCTTGCGCAGCCACTGCTGGACCTGCACTGGGCGGGAGAGCGTGCCCTCAAGGGCATCCCAGAGCAGATTGTTAACAAACCTGGCGTACCGTTTGACGTCGGGGTACGGCGGCTCGACACCATCCTTGATGTCAGCATGGATGGCGTTGTGAATGTTGTCGTTGGTGGCCCAGCGGGTGCCGCTGTATGGCATCACCATCACGACGTTCTTTGCCCACGCTCGTGGGATACCGTGGCGCCGCAACGCCAACGACATTTCGTAGTCACGGTGGTCAGGCTTGACCTCGGCGCCCAGCTCCAGCGCCCGGTCCCTGATCGACGAGTAAATGTCAGCGGGCAGGGGGCTGTCACTCAGGCACACAGCCTCGCACGTATCGGTGTCGAGACACAGGCCACCGAAATTCTGTAGCCCGTTGCACTTGCCGTCGACGTAGCTGATCAGCCGGGACGTGAAGCCGAGGCCGATGGCTTCGAACTGTGCGAGCTCGGTACAGGCACGGAGCGCTTGCCACGGATCACTGAACTTCCAGAGCCAGTCCATGTTGCGCTGCCAATCCGTACCGTAGCCTACGAGTTCAGACTTATTGGCCTCGACCCAATCGATCCGGTCGTCGAGCGTACCTTTGT